TGGATGCAGCACCTGTAACTTGACTACCATCCATCCCTTTCTTGCTATCATCTTCTCTAGCATATGCTGTAGTCCCAATAGTTTCACCAACCGCATAAAGAGTCGCAGTTGCTTCGACATAGTACCTGTCACCGATCTGCACAATTCCATCTTGCAAAATCAACACCGCATCATGTTCCTGTAGTATTGGCTTCAGCGCTTCTAAGATGTCCTCTGCGCTTCGATAGCTGTACTTCCCAAAACTGTTATACTGTCCTTTCGGAGCAACCAACTTCTGCTGAATGCTCTGTAAAGTGACAAAGATTGGGGATTGTTGTTTTGTTACCATACATCTCCCCTTTATAAACTTCTCAATAGATCAAACAAATCAGGCTTAGTATTTTGACGCTCGATTTTTTGAACATCGCCACCATTTGGATAAGTTAGATCAAATGTAGCCTTAACCCGAATAATCTCCATTCCGTGTACTTTAGCCAATGCTTTTAGCGCTGTTTTCTGTTCAAGATAACAATCATATGGCATTGTAAGAGCACCTCGAATATCATCCACAAAACAGGCCTGAGTAGCTAATGAAGAACGCTTGTTCTTGAGTTCATTTAAAAAATGTCCGTTTTGTTTGTCACGCATTACAATATAATCACTTGAAAGTTTCATTTTGATTCTCCTTAAATTTGATAATCTTCTGGGTATTTTGGAGCAAGAGGTCTGTAATTAGATTCTGCTTTCTTTCCACATTTCTCGCATTCCATATTTGGGACCACGTTGTTATGAAAATTTGCGTCATCATATCCGCTATTAGTTTTCATGAAGCCACAATGTTCACATTCATATTCTGCTGTGAAATCTCTTCGGTATTGACTGATAATTTTTTTAATTCGCATTCGTTTCTCCTTAAAAATAAAATTCAATGACACGCACGTCATGTTGTTGACGGCTGCCTGTTACTCGCCATAAAAGTTGGCGATAATCGTCATAATCTCCATCAGATGGATTAACGGGGTCTAAGACCACAATAGTTTTAAATTTATGCTGAAGGCCATCAACCCCTACGCCTAAAACTTGGCTTGTAGCAACCACATTTGTTTGTTCAAGAGAGTCCTTCTTGTCTCCAGTCCAAATACCAATTTCTGGATGACGTTCTCGAATGATCTCTACAATCTGCTTGGATTTGCTAACTATCAACATGTCTGTCTTACTGGCTAGTAGAAGATCCAATTGAAGTAGCATTGGAGTATCTGCATTAACTGCTTTCAATTTTGGAAAGTCAATCTCAAAACCTGTCTGAGTAAGATATCGTTCAAAAGTCTTTCGACCAAATGTTTGTTTGGCCATAGCATATTTACCATTTTTCCCAACGATGTTCAATTTCCTAAGTTGTTCTAATTCCTCCGGATTAGCTGTTAGACACCAGATGGGTTCAAAGACAACTTCAAATCCGTTGTTTTCTTCGGCTTCCTCAATAGTTTCTACTTCTTCCCAGCGGAAAAAATTTGGCAGATTACTCACATAGCTTTCATAATCTCGGAAGTCATCCCACTCTTGCTTAGAATAGCTGAACTTGGAATATTTCATCTTACCGTGGGCTAGTTGCCAGTTTTCCTTTTGGTTAGGATCAGCCATTCCAAAAAATGTTTTTTCAAGCGGGTAGAAGTTTTGTCCCTTCTTCCTGATGGGCGTCGCTGACAATCCAACAGTGTAGCCACGTTTGACCTTACGATAAGCCTTCACATTGGCATCACTGGACATATTCTGCGCAAGTCTGTTCTGCAATCTGCGGTCCGTCATGGTTTCTAATTCAAAATCAGTATTATAGCCTAAATTTTTATAGGTACTACTCCAGCCATCCAGAATGGCCAACCGATTATTGATTACTAGGACTTTTTTAGCCCCCTTGTGCTTCGCTATTTCAAAAGCACAGATTGTTTTACCACGTCCACCGTATGCCTCAAGGAAAATACCAGGGCAATTACGGTCGCTTCGTTTAACTGCTTCAGCTTGCCATTTGCGTAATTCGATTGCCAATGTCCACAATCACCTCCTCGACGTCATTCCTTTGGGCATAAAATAGCCCGAGCCTTGCAGCTGCCCTCACATCGTTGTGATGACTCTTGTCAAAGGTCCACAGCCCTAAAGCTTTTAATAAGTCGTTGGGTATATCTGTCTGATAGCCAGCATTTCGTTGCAGAACCAAATTCGGATAGCATAGCTCAATGGCTGCGATAGTTTCTACAACTGAGTTATCCCTGGAATAATCATTGTCCCTAACTTCGAATTTTTCAACGACCACTATATCAAACTCAAGACTGCGACCAATCTCTTTAAACCAGGCTTTGAAGTTTTGAGCACCATAAGGGACTACCCAATAATCGACCAGTTTCGCATTATCCAAGAGTACAATTCCTGTTGTACTAGTTTCGATTTTATTACTACTTGGATCAATAGCTAAAATCTTCATCAAACACCAACTTTCTCTGTTAGCACTCCTGGATAAAGGGCCGTGTTAAACCAATTTTGTTTATTCACTTTTGCAAAAGCAAATAGCGATTTAACTTCTTTTGCTTGCTTCTCAAATTTTCGAATATCTTCCTCCGATTCAAAGATAGGTTTTTCCTTATATTTAGCGACTGTGACAAGCTTGTATTCCGGAGTGAATACTGGCTTTTCATTTCCCTGATCAAGATTTGCTTCATCCACTTTCACAAAACGAATCGCAACATCGAATAGAAAACCTTCAGTAACAAGTACTTCAATTGATTCCGGTCCAATCACAACTGCTAGTGAATCTGTTACTCGTGTTTTATTCATCAATTTCATTACTTAATCACCAACTTTTCCGTTCTAATGAGCTCGGCTCCTTTGACTTTCTTGCCAGATTTAAGCAACTCTTTGAGTGTTTTTTTGTCCGGCGCAAGTGTCATTTTTTTTGTAAAATATTTTTTCGGAAGGTCGTCTTCGTTGACCTTAACTGATTCTGGATTCTTAGCAATTTTTATAGTAAGAGCACCGCTCTTAACTTCGGTTTGCCCCGTGACATTCATAGCTGTCATAATGTTGTCCTTGACATAATCCAGCTTTTTCTGTGCCGCCTGTTTCTTCGCTTTGAAGCTCTCTTCCTCAGCCTTGTACATGGCCACGTCGGCTTCTAGATTCTTGATAACATGGGCATACCCTTCTGCTTTCTGTTCGAATTGTTCTTGCCAATCGATAGCCTCAAGCGTGTCCGTTTTTGTTTCGTCATCAATATCCATTTGATAAATTGTCAGAAACTGACCTGTCAGTTCGTATAAACTAGCCATTTTTTTCTACCTCTCTGATTTTGTTTGTAAGTTTTGTTAGTCCAATACCAGATTTAGTCAAATCAGCGTTGGACGTAAATAGATGATTTTGATTCATTCTAGCGATTTCATTTTTAGATAAACATGCCAGATTTGAAATATCATAGTTTGTTTTATCACCGTCCAGGAAAACGATTGAGTATCCTTTTGGTATCGGCCCGTAATGTTCTTCCCAGACTTTACGATGTTTCAAAACCCATTTATTAGGTTCCCCAATTTTTTCTTTCGGGTAGCCGTCAGTTGTATAGTTGATTGTACCGACAGGTACATAATTCGGAGGTCGATTACCTTTTTTGAACTGACCGCTGTTTTTTGGCATATTGGGGTACTTCTTTCCCTTGTTATGAGGAGTTTGACCTTTTTCAAATCTTCCTGTCAAGCCACTATGTAGATTATTATTTCTTCGATAACTCTTGATCTGTTTCTCCGTTAGTGATAAGCCAAATTTTTGGTTCACTTCATTTGCGACATCGCGAGAAATCTTATTTTTTTGGATTGACACAAGGTAGTCGTGTTGCTCCTTTGTCAGCAGTTTACCTTGATATACTTTTCCAACTGGTAACCCTAGACGTTTACGCACTCCGCCGATTTGGGTCTTGTTGTAATTCGTCCCAAATTTCTCATTTAGTAACCTAGTTACTTCGGGAGTTAATCGACCAGGGCATATTTCATGCATGTACTCTGTGTACTCATCCTTCCAGCAAAGCGATCGGGGCATTTACCTCACCTACCTTGTCTTTGAATTTTTCAGCATCTAACGCCAACTGGCCAGCTTGTAGGATTTGACCTGAGATAGCGACCATTTGTTTCGAGCGCTGCAATTCCACTTTTAATTCATCAGCAGTTCAAACTCCTTCTTCTACACCTTTTGCAAGTCCTTCCGGAGGTTGCACATCATAAGTAAATTGCTTATCTGATTTCTCCAGGTTCATACGTGCAACATTGTTAGCTATTTGCTGACGCTCTTTTTGCTTCATTTCAGCGTGGTCATCCAGCGTATTTACTAGCGACCATAGACCGATTCCTACGATTGTTACCAGGTAAATGTATTCCATCATTTTACATTCTCCTTTTCCTTGTAGATTGCTACGATTTTTTCAAGATCAGCAATACGCTGATTGGCATTTTGAAGTTTTTCTTGTGTTTCAATCAGTGATTGATTGAGGTCCAGAGCGACCGCTCTCCAGTCCAGATTGGTTTCTTCGACCTCTTCCGAAAAGTAGTTTTTAATTCTTGTTAGTAGGTTCATCCGACTGACCTCATTTTCTTGCTTTTCACCATTTCTTTTTTCCAATCTCTACTGCCTCTGTATTGCAGGTAGGCATCAAAACCTTTAATCGTGACAAGTTGGCCATCATTCCTAAGATGCTTCTGTTGGCTAGGTAGCTTCTTCATCTCGCGTCTCATGTCTCCCGCTTGTCGCTTTGAGCATCCAAAGATGTGTTCTAATTCTTCATCATTAGCAGAGACTTTTTCAATGATCACATCTTTAATTCTTACAATTTCAACTGCTTCCATTTTTGCTCCTTTCGTGATATAATTCAGTTAGTTATTTTGATATGCGCCTGACTTCTGTTAGGTGCTTTTTTGTGCTACTCAATCCCATAATCTTCAATAACCTGAAGAATGAAACTGTTCGCTCGTGGACCTTTTGTCGTCCCACTTAGAATGTTTGTTACTTCCTGTCGCTTAAAGCCGTAAGCAACCGCTAGAGTTGTCTTTTTAATGCCTTTCTCTTTTAAGAAAGCATTAACCTTTTCACGACCGTTTGCGATATCTGGCATATGCGTTCCTCCTTTTTACACTTTATGTAAATAAGAAACAACTAAAATTTTAACTATTTTTCTGCATTACGCTTGACAACCAACACCAAATCGGCTAAAATGAAAGCATAATAAAAACACTAATAAATCTATAAATACCATTCGCCAAAACATTTTTTATGATTTATTTTCTTAGTTGTTTTTTTAGTTGTAACTTACTTACAAAAAACATTTTACACCTTTTGGGATAATTAGTCAACCTTTTTACACCAAATTTGTTAAATATTTTTTGTGATGTCTTAGAAAGGTTGATTTAACAATGTTTGAGACATTTGAAAAAATAAAAGAATTGGCAAAAAAGCGTGGAAAATCTCTTGGACAAGTCGAAGAAGACTTAGGTTATGGCAGAAATACACTGTATAAGATAAAAAACTCTACGCCAAATGCTGAACGTATAGCAGAAATTGCTAACTACTTCAACGTGTCCACCGACTACCTGCTCGGACGGACGGAGAACCCTGTTATTGCAAAGGATGACAAGGCAAATGCATATCTTGGTCCAGCTGAGACTGAACTTGTCGCAGCGTTCAGAAATCAGACCCAGAACATGACCGAGGAAGAAAAGGTTCGTTTTAACAAGGCGATTGAAAGCTTGATGGTAACTGCTAAAACCCTGATGGACGATGACAGTAAGTGGAGGTAATTATGGCTAGAGAAATTATTTCCCGTAGACAGTACATCCAACACTGGGATTACGCCGTCCCGGTGATCGAAGCAGTTTCTCGACAGAATAATATTCCACTTGAACAAGTTACTTTTCAGCACATTATCCGTTACTTTGAACAGACTTACAACCTTCATTTTATCTTCTTTGAAAAGGACCCGTTTCCTATGCTTCCTTCAGCCGGTCTACTTGGGTCTGAATACATTAGATATCGAGGGCTTGTCAATAATCCAGATGTTACCTACTTGGATGATATCATCTGTAAACACAATGACGGCTTTACCATTTATAGCAAAGAAAAAGAAAAGTACCTTGTTTATATCAATCAAACACATATCAAAAGACGAGTTATCTTTACTATTTTGCATGAATTAGCCCACATCGCAGCCCATTTCAGTACAGGTCGTTCTGATGAGGTCGCCCTCGCTTGCGCTAACAACTATCAGAGTAATCCGCTAGAAATAGAAGCTAACACCATGGCCTCTCTCTTTTACATCAATAATGAGCGTATGGTCTGGCACCTAAAAAACAAGCACTCATACGAGCAAATTAAACAAGCAAATACAATCAGCGATAACGCCCTTTTTAATCGATTAGTTGATTTTGTTCATTATCGGATATTGAGCTATAACGAACATTTATTGGACGATCAACAGCAACGACGAGTAGCTATTGACCTCGTTACAAAATACAAACAAGGGAACAATATCTTACAACAATATTATGATATTGTTGTGTAATGCTAAAAGAAGATGTGATAGCTGGTACATTGTAGCGAGGTATTGAGAAAAATAAAAACCCCCACACTCGCAAAGTTTGGCGACTCTGAGTGTGAGGAACTTACGTATAAGAAACAACCATTCAAAAGGTCGTTTTCTTATACCCATTTTAACAAAAAAGTGAGGTAAACGCAATGTGGATGGAAGAACTTCCCAACGGAAAATACAAATTTTTTGAGCGATACAAAGATCCATATACTGAGAAATTAAAAAAAGTGTCAGTCACAGTGGAGAAGAAAACACCTCAAGCAAGAAATCAAGCTGCTATCTTGTTGCAAGAGAAGATAAATAAAAAACTAGAAGATAAAAATAAAAACATATCTGATATAACATTCAAAGAGCTTTATTATGAGTTTGAGGATAATTGGAAAAATGGGGTCAGAGAATCAACAATCTATGCAGCAAACCATGTAAAAAATGAAATATTTAATCAGATAGAGGGCGATTATCTAGTTAGAAACATTGACCGTAGATTGTTGCAAAAAGTCATAGATCAACTGATTAAAGATGGACGCTCCAGAAATTATACCTCAAAAATAAAATTTAAACTCAATCAGATTATGAAGTACGCTCTTAGAATGAATTATATCAATAGCAATGAAATGCTTTTTGTCGAGCTACCCCGTAAAATTACAACCTCCGATGACTTGAAAAAGAAAAGGACAAAATATCTGGATCAAAAAGAGTTCAACCTCTTTATTAAAACTTTACAAAAAGAGGCTTTGCGTGATTATCGTTTAAACAAGTATATCCGTATAGCCAAAGTCCTTTTTCTAACTGGTATGAGATATGGAGAGCTTGCTGCCTTGAGTTACAAAGAGGATATAGACTTTTCGAAAAAGACAATCCACATAAGGCATACATACGATTTTAGACTCAAAAAGAGAACTGCACCAAAGACGGCAAAATCAGATAGAATTATAACTGCTCCTCAAAAAGTGTTAGATATTATCAAAGAGCAAATTCTAGAGAATACAAAAAACGGATTTGATACTGATTCTATTTTTATCAACACTCTAGGAGAGCCAATAACAAGTGCTAGGGTTATTATACCTTTAAAAAATCATGGTAAAAAGCTAGGTATTGACAAAAATATCACTACTCACATGTTCAGACACTCTCATATCTCTTTACTTGCTGAATTAGGAATCCCGCTAACTGCTATCATGGATAGAGTAGGGCATAGTGATTCAAAGACAACACTAGAGATTTATTCTCATGTCACTCAAAAAATGGTATCAGACATATCTAGCAAGTTAGACAAGATAAAATTTTAATTTCTGCCCCTTTTTTGCCCCTTTTACCCTCGATAAGATAAACAAAAACCCTTTAAACCATTGATGTTAAAGGGTTTGTTTTATGCACGAAAAAAGAGCACACAATTCACACTCGCTTAGGGCTGCTGGATTCCTCCCCTGACCCGCTTCA